CAGGGCCGCCAGGATGGCGACCGCGAACATCTGGGTCCAGGACTTCATTTCGAATCTCCTTACGTTGTGTTCCTGTTTTCATCCCCCGGCCGCGCGGCCGGAGGTTGTCGCTTTCCCCCGCCCGGGGGCGGGCCGCCGTTCGGCCCGCCCCCACAGCGCGGAAGGGGTTTTCTACGAGTGCGTCTTCAGGATCGTGAGGGCCGTGATGTCGGCCTCCTCGCAATCGACGTAGGCGATGCCGCGGATGGCGGCCATGTCCTGGGTGAACAGGGCGTCCTGGCTCGTGTCGATCCGCAGGGCCTGGAGGACGCCGAAGATGTGCGAAAACGCCAGGTCGCCGAAGGCGCCCCACTTTTTGTCCGCCCCGATGGCCCCGCGGGCCGGGAAGACGTTCGAGACGGTGAACGGGTAGCCGTTGATCGTCGGGGGCACGCCTCCGCCGCCCTCATCGTAGGCCGTCCGGATGCTGGTGGCGTTCCGGATGTTCTTGATGTGCTTCATCATCGTGAGGTGCATCCACCACCGCGCGACCATGCCGGGGTACTGGACCGTCAGGCCCAGTTCGTACTGGTCGAGGTCGGTCTGGGCGATCTCGCTGCCGGCATCGTGGTCGTCGGCCAGCGTCACGACCTGGGCGGCGTCGAAGTCCGTGTTGTGGAGGAACCCGTCGATGTTGCCGTAGTCGGCCGTTCCGTCGCCGTTGACGACCGCGTTGTCGAAGGCATAGGCCATCGCGTACACGATCTCCAGGGCGACGAACTGGCCGATGGCGACGAGGGTGCGGCCGGCGAAGAACTCGTTGGGCACCGCCGTCAGCGTCGCCCACTTCACCGGGTTCAGCGTCACGAGGTCCAGGGTGACGCCGCTCTGGCGGATCTTCGCCCCGGCGGCAGTCGGGTAGGCCGTGAGGCCCCCCGTCCGCTTGAGGATCGACGTCGCCCCGAGCGTAAAGAGCGGCAGCCGGCGCATGGCGGTGTAGACCTGGCCGACGGCCTCGACGTTCCGGATCAATTCCGCGAGGAACTCGTCCGGCAGGGCGTACTCGCCCTGCGTGGTGACCGTCGTCGAGAGGTCCGGCAGGACGTCCTTGGTCTCCGACGAGGAGACCTCGTCGCGGGCCAACTTGACGACGTCCTTGGCGAGTTCCCTGCCCCGGCCCGAGAGGAGGGACGGGTGGCGGACGGCCAGGTAATACGCGCCGAAGCGTTCGGCGGTGCCGTCGCCCATGAAGGCCCGGCGATCGGCGAGCATCGACAGTCGCTCGTCGCGGGTCCGCGGGGCGAGGGCCATGCCGCCCGCCTGGGCGACGAGGCCGGCCCTGGCGAGTTTGCGGTGGGCCTCGTCGATGCGGTCGATCTCGGCCTGGACGGTCTTCTTGAAGGCGTCCAACGCGGTGGCCCCGTCGCCGCCGGCGGCGGCGGCGAGTCCCCTCACGGCCTCTTCGCTCGCGCGGAGGGCCTCGGCCAGACGCTGGCGGTTCTGTTCGGCCGCCGGTTTCTGGGCCTCTTCCGCCACGATGGCCAGGGCGGATTTCAGTTTCGTAATCATTGCGGATTCTCCATTCGTTCTTGCGTTCAGGGGTTCAGGGTCGCCGCGAGACGCCTCGCGGCTTCGGGTACCGGGTCGGCCGCGGGGGCGGCCGGCCGTCCTTCGGTCCCGCCCCCCGCGCCGCCCACGTCCGGGCCGAGCGTGTCAGGGGCGAGGGCCGCGAGGAGGTCGGAGACCTCCCCGGTTTTGGCGATCAGTTCCGCGATCTGCCTTTCGACGTTTTCGATTGCGGATTGCGGATTGCGGATTGCGGATTGAACGGCCTCGGCGAGCGGGGCCTTCAGGCGCGCCATGACGAGGTCCGCCAGGCGGGCCAGGGCCTCGTCGTCGAGGCCGCTCGCCAGGGCCTTCGCTATCCGCGCGAGGGCGTTGGGATTTGCGCCGACGGGTACGCACGAGACTTCGAGGAGTTCCTGCTTGGTATGATGGTAGATCTGCGTGCTTTTTCCGGACCCGCTGGACGTCGTTTTCGATCCCCCCTCCAGGGGCGAGAAGCCGACGCTGAAGGCCCGCATGTGCCGGCCGCGGTAAAGATTTCGAAATTCCGTGCCGAGGGCCGTCGCGTTGGGTTCCCTCGCGGCGAAACCGATGAACTGTTGCAATTGTCCTTCCGCGTCGACGAAGGTTTTCGGAGCGCTGCCGACGACGGGACTGTTACCCGTCGCCAGGCGGTGCTGGTGATATGCGAGGACGACGGGGTTCATCAGGTACGGATCAAGAATCCAGCCCTGCGGCTCTATGACCTCGTTTTCCCTGTCCAGGGTGTCGTCGCTCGTGACGGCCTGGATGTCCCAGGATTCTTCAGGGGCGGCCACGTTTTTGGTGAAAGAAAACAAACGCCGCATCGTATCCACATCACACCTCGGCTTTCTCTCCGTGTTCATGGGCAGGCGAGGCCGCACGCGCGTTTACGACATCCTTAAAGCCCACAAAACCGGCCGTTTCGCGGCCCTTAAGCATGGCCGCGACGTCGGCCCGTTCGCCCTCGGCGAAGCGTTTGTAAATGGCCAGGCACTGGCAGTTCACGATCTCTCCGGGCGGCCCGGATGGGTCGCGCGGGTACATGAGGCGGACCGGCCCTGCGTCCCCCTCGACCACGAACGGGTCGGAGATGGGGCACGGCTCGGCGGCGTAGACGGCCTCGGCCGCGACGTGGCCGGGCCGCGGGGCGGCCTCGGGCGCGCGGGTGTGCAGCCAGAGTTTGTGCGTCATTCCGGTCGAAAGGACGCCCTCGTGGCGCGACTTGGAGAGGACCTGGCCGACGACGTTCCGGGCCATCATCATCGAGGTCCCCCGGCGATGGCCGAACTGGGCGTCGAGGCGCGAGGCGAGGGCGGGGAAGGATTCCCCCGCATCCAGTCCTTCCTGGAGGCTGCGCTTCAGGGCCTCGCGCGTGGTGGCATCGATCTTCTTTGACAGGAGGATCGCCTCGCCCCTCAGGGCCGCGATCGGGCCGGGGTTGGCAAGGAGCCGCCTGAGGGCCTCCGCCAGGGCATCGCCCGCGAGGCCCGACTCGGCGAGGGCCTGGCGGAGGCCGAGTTCGCGGCCGTCCTTCAAGGCCGAGAAGATGCGCGCCCGGAACGCCGCCACCATCTTCGGGTCCTGGAAAATCTCGATGAGCAGGGCGTCAACCTGGACTGTTTTCTCGGCCGTTTTTTCGTTCTGCGTTCTGCATTCTGCATTCTGCATTTGCGCGTTGAGGGCCGCCCTTGCCCGGCGTTCCTGCTCGAAGTAATGGCTGCGGAGGACCTGGCGGACCTGCTGGGCGAGGGGCGCCCAGGATCTGGCCCACGCCCGCCAGATCCGGCCGCGTGCATCCCTCTGTTCGTTTTCAATCCGCGATCCGCAATCCGCAATCCGCAATCCCGCACCGGCCTGTCCGAGGCCGTCCGTCTCCTCGCCCGCCGGCGGGCCTTCGGGGACGGGCGAGAACCCGCCGCCCGCCGCCACGTCCGCCGCCGGCAGGAGACCGCTCGGGAGGTAGCCGATGTCGCCCCACGGCTGGTCGGGCATCCCGAGGTCCAGGAGGTCGTTGATCCGGTTGGGCGGGTAACTGAGGTCGAAATACTTCTTGGCCGAGTCCAGGCGAGCGAGGCGCATCTCCTGGACGACCGGCAGGTCCTCCACGTCGAACCAGGCGAGGAGCCCCGAATCGAACCGCGAGACCAGGTCCTGGACGGCCGGGGCGATGGAATCGAGCAGCGGAAACATCGTTTCCTGCCAGAACTGGCGGAGGGCGTTGGAGGTGTAGGCGGAGGAGTCGCCCGCCGCATCGACCCACCCGGCCACGACCGGGGGGACGCCGTAGAGGCAGCATATCTCCAGGCGGGTCGTCCGTTTCCCCTGGTCGAACTGGAGGTCCGCCATCGTCGATCCGATGACCTGGACCTCTCCGTTCTCAAGGATGAGCGGCCGGCGGGCGTTCATCGGCCCCTGGTACCGCTCCGCCAGGACCGCCCTCAGTTCATCCCGCTGTTCCGGCGTCAGCGTCCCCGGCTTGATGGCGATGCCGGGATCCGCCCCGTTGGCGAGCATGGCCGCATTGAAATACGAGGCGTTATAGTCCGTCGCCACGGCGAGGCGCCCCGGCGTCAAGGGACTCATGCCGCCGAGGGGATCCTTGCCGTCCGTCCAGAGGGCGAAGTAGCGGCACTCGTCGAGCGCGAGGGGCAGCCGCGCCCCCGTCTCGGGGTGAGAGAACTCATAGCCAGCCAGGATGGGGATGCCTTCGGGCGTCCGCCGCCAGATCGGCGTCACGCGCCGGCCGTCGAAGACGTGGACCTCGCCCGGACGCCGGCCCTTCAAGTCCGTGTAGATCCACGCGACGCTCCCCGCCGTGAGGAGCCATCCGATGTGGGCCGTCAGGAACGCCGGCCAGTCCTGGTACCCGTTCGGCCGGTCGAGGATCGCCCGCGCATCGCCCTCTTCGACGATCTCTCCGTCCGCCGCCCGGCCGGTGCAGACGGCCTTGCGCCCGGCGACCGGACGGAGCGTCCGCCGCCGCGAACGGCGGATGTCGGCCGCGAGGCTTTTGGCCCGGACGCGGGCCTCCGGCCCCTCTCGCATGAGGCGCAAGGGGACGCCCGAGCCGGATTCCTGGATCTTCCGGACGCAGCGGTAGACCCAGAGGACCTGCTGGTACGGCCGGAGCGGCTCGTGGAGGGCCGCGGCCGAGCCGCCGCCGACCCCGCGAAGCCACGCCTGGGCGGCGCCCGACAGGCCCAGGGTCGCTTCCTTGGCCGTCCCGCCGCCGCTCATCCGGTCGAGGGCGGCCAGGGCGCGGGCCGTCCGCGTTTCGGATCGCCGGCCCGCCTGGATGGTCGCATTTCGGGTCACGCCGTCCACGCCTTAAACACCGCCGCCGCGATCCCCGCGGCCTTCCGCGCGAGGCCGCAGGCCCGCGCGATGTCGCAATGCGAGTCCGCCAGGAGCGGGTTCTCGCCCTCTTCCAGCGTCAGTTTTTCCCCGTCGCCCGCCTTCTGGAGGGCGTAGAGGTCCGTATGGATGAACTTCTCGGCCCCATCGCCCTGCATGGGCGGCAACGTCTGCGTGCGGTCGCCGAAGGCGGTTCTGAGGAGGCTGGCCGCCTCGCGCTTCGCCGCCTGGGTGAAGGTGACCGGCTGCCAGCGGTCGCCGAACCGCTTGTGCAAGGTCTCGTTGGAATCCATGCCGAGGCCGGTCTCGTCGCCGCAGCCGACGGAGGCCGGGGCGGCCATCGCGGCCGCGGCCACCGCCCGCTGAAGTTCAAATTCGCATTCCTGCATAACCACGAGACGCGCGAGGTGCCGCACGCCCTGCCACGCGGGCAGGGACTGGTTGACCCAGAACACCGAGAAGTTCGCGTGCCGCGCGACATCCCACCCGATCTCGAGCCGCCCCTTCGCACGCAGGCAATCGTCGAAGAACGCCGGCTGCCATCCGCCGCCGTTCTTGACCCACAGGCACTTGAACGGCAGGGCATCCGGCCGGGCGAGCACCGGGCTGGCCGCCGCCTCCACCAGGAGCGCCCAGCGGATGAGCGATTCCAGGTCGCCCGTGAACTCGCAGAGGTACTCGCGGCGGAACCCCGCCTCGTCGCCGTAGAGGGCCTTGAAGGTCTCCAGGTCCGTCGGCCGGCCCTCGTTGTCGAACAGGATGAATCCCTCGGCGATGGAATCGGGGAGCGTCTGCGTGTGGATGGAGTAGGTCTCGGGTTGCGAGCACAACTCGTAGAACTTCGTGTTCTTTCCGCGCGGCGTCGTGATCACGATGATCCGGTATCCGCGCGTGATGAGAGGGAACACGACCCGCCAATGCTCGGAGCCGCCCTTCGGCTTGAACAGACCAAACTCCGTGAAAATGACGTTGCCGCTGAGGCCCGCGAGGGTGTCGGGGTCGCGGCCGGGGAGGGCCGTCACGCTGCCGCCGCCGGGCAGGTGCAGCGTCCGGGCGACCTGGCGGAAATGCTGGTCGATCTCCGCATCGTACTCCGAGTACTCGGACTCCGAGAGGGTGATCTCGCCCCGGCGCTTGAGGACGCGCTTGAAGGCGTCGGCGATCTGGCGGGCCTTGGCGAACGTCGCATCCGCCTGGCGCTGCGTCATCGAGACGATGTACCACGGCTGATGCGTCCGGAACGCATCGTCCACCGCCTCGGCCGCCGCGAAGAAATCCTTGCCCGATTGGCGGTGGGCGTTGACGACCTTGACGCGGGCGGGGTCGCGGCGCCACCGCTCCTGCCAAGGCGACAGTCGCACGACGCCGCGTTTCACCGTTCCCGCGGCGTTGCGTTCGGCCAGGTTTTCAGCGACCGGGGCCAAAGACCGCCTCCGAAATCTCATCCACATCCGTCTGCGACAACCGGCCGTCCCCCGACTTCTGGCTCGCGGTCTTCACGCGGGCCTGGAAATCCCGCCGCATGACCGCCAGTTTCTCCGTCAGGAGGTCCGTCTCGGCGAGCGCCTTGGCCAGTTTGCCGATCGAGTCGCCCAGACGAAGGACGTCCCCCGCCTTCATCGCCTCGGCCAGTTCCTCCGCCGAAAAGTGCAAACTCGTCTCGAAAAACAACTGCCCCATCCGGCGGATGCCGGCCTTGAGGACATCCAGTTCCCCCGCCCCTTCTGTGGCTGACAGGAACCGCCGCGTCGCCTCGCTGGCCAGGGAGAGTTTCTGTTCCTGGGCGAGGACCGGGGCGCGGTCCCGGTAGACCGCCGACACGCTCACCCTTACGCCATGCTCCGCCAGCCACTTCCGGATCTGCCCCAGCGTGTACGTCGTCGGATCGGCCAGGCGCTGGCGGTACTGGGCCCACGCCGCATCCCGGACCTCGCGGGCCTCATCCTGCTCGGCCACGCGGGCGGGCGTCGGCCCATCCATGCCGACCTCCAGCCCGGCCCACGTGGACAGTCCCTCGCACGCCTTGGAGCGGCCGAAATCAAACACGCAGGTCCTCCACGCCGGGGTCCGCCGGGATCATCTCGCCCAGGAGGTCCAGCCCCGAGGCCCCGATCCGGGCCTGGAGTTCGCCGAGCCGGTTGTTCGACTCAGCGGCCCTCCGGGTCTCGGCGTACTCCTTGCCTTCCAGGTACGAGAATGCCTCGTCGATCTCCGCCAGGATGAGGCCGTCGAATTCCGGGCGGAGATAGGAGAAGCACGCCCGGGCGGCGGTCCATCCGTCGCCGCCCGCCTGCCGGGCGGCCCTCAGGACCACCAGGCATCGGCGGCGGATCTTCTTCGCGCGGGTCGTTTCGGTTTTGGGCATCACTCGGGTTTCCTGATCTCCGCCAGGCGTATGAGGGCATCCAGTTTGCCCGCCACGCCGGCCTGGCCTTCCTGGACCCGTTCGATCTTCGCAAAGAGCAGCGTCGTCGTCTCCCGCCGCTCGGTCAGGCACCGCGCGCATTCATCCTTCGAGACATACCCGCCGGCCAGCCGTTCCCGGATGAGGCCATCGTGGACGATGGAGGCCTTCTCGCCCTCGCCGCGCTTCCCCTCGATCTCCTGGACCCGCCGGCAGAGGGCCTCGATCTTCCGGTCGTTCTGGTCGATCTGGCGCTTGAGCAGCCATCCCACCACGGCCACGACGGATGAGAAGAGGACCTGGACGGCGATCAGGCCGACGGGGATCCATTCAGACACGGTCGGAATCTCCTCCAGTTAGCCGCCCATCCCTTCGGCTTCGCTCAGGGCAGGCTTGATGGGCGCGTGTGGTTGTGCCGTCGCCACATTGCGGATCGCGGATTGCGGATTGCGGATTGACAGTTAGCCGCCCATCTTGATGGGCGCGTGTGGTTGTGCCGTTCGGATCGGCGGCGGGGAGTTCCATCGGGCCGAGGCCGGTGAAAAGCCAGGAAAGAGAGACGCCCCTTTCGAGGGCAAACGCGATCAGGCCGCCAAGGGCTTCCAGCGAAAGATAAATCGCGTTTCCGTTCTCCATCTTCCAGATCTGCTCGTCGCAGATCCCGCCAATGGCCGACACGAGTTCCTGCCGCGAAAGTTGGAAGCGGGCGCGCAAAAGGCGGATGCGTATCGCAAATTCGGCCGTAAAGGGGCTTTTTTTGGCGGCGTCCGAAGGCATCCCTTGGTCCTGGCTATTTGCCTGCCAAGAAAGGTATCTGACGCCGCTTACATCGTCAAGACAAAACCGGCGGGATTAAGCAAAATTCTGACGCTTGCATTGTCGGCGATCCGTCGCTAGGGATCGGCAACGTTATTTTGTTCCTTGAGCCGCCCTCGTTTTGGCTAGGTTCAGTTTCGCCTTTGCCAGATCATCTTGGGTCTTTCTCAACTCAATTTCAATGGGCACGAGTATCTCTTTTGCCTTACGCACGGCCTCTTGCTTTTCCATTTCGCTTCTAAAATCGCCCCTTCTTGTGGGGGAAGGATAGGAATACTGTGGTTGACCGGGACGCCCGGGCGGCGGAACCAATCGCACATCAACGGTGGCTTGCTGAAGGTTAGAGACCTTGGTTCTGGCAAGTCCTGCCCGCCCCTGCAATTCGGTTAACCGGGCCTGAAGATCGGCGACCTCTTTCTCGGCTTCCGCGGTCATCAGATTCAGGGATTTTGAGTGTTCCGCGGCCTGTGCGGACGCGGACTCCGGCGGGACTGTCGAACCCTTGGCGGCGACCGATGCCGCCACGGCAGCCGACGCTCTCTTGGCCAGATCCAACTCGGTCTTCAGCCCCGCGATTTCCTGAATGGCGATGGCCTTCTCGGCCGCTCCCTGGGCCTTGAATTGATCGATCTGCTCTTGGGCGGATTGAAATTTTCTGGACCACTCTGCGCTGGCAAGCCTCTCGGAATCAATGACGGATTGCAGTTCTTCGTTTCTGGCCATTTCCTTGGTATAAAGGGCCTTCCAGGTCTCCAACTCTCCGTTCGTTCGGGCTTGGCTCTGGATCCGATTTTCATCACAGCCCGTCAAGGCCAGGCACCCCATGATCAGGATCGAGAACAATCCCCAGGCAACCCCCTTTGTGGTTGACATATTTCATCTCCTTCTGGCTGGCAAATCCTTAAGAAACGGCAGATGTTCTATAATTTCGTGGGCCGCGACCAACTTTTCAGGCGATAGGATGGCGGGCGGGTACTTCCGGTTCAGGCTCTCGAGATGCACCTTTCCGCGCGCCAGTGCCAGGCGCTTGAGCCGGACCAGCCGCTCGCCCTGATCCTCGAAGATCACACAGCAAACGCCGCCGGTCACCCGCCGTTCCCCGTCGCAGATCACGATATCCCGCTCAAGGTAATCCGGCTCCATCGAATCCCCACAGACCTCGACCGCGAACGGTTTGTCGCACGTCCAGTGCCACCTGACGAACTTGTCGGCCAGACCCGCGGGGTACTGTTCGGCGGCGACCGTGTCAAGGCCCGCCCCGGCGGCGATCTTGCCGAGGATCGGAACCCAGTCGCCGCGCCAGCGATTGGGCAACACTTCGGCCTGGCAGACCTCGTAGCCGGACTCGATCATGCGGCGAACGGCAAACGGGCGACCGCGCGGAGCGCGGCCGCGTTTGATCCGCAAACCCCCAGCCGCCTTTTTCTCGCTTGGGGTTGCCGGTATCAGCCTCTCGATCCGCCGGGAAAACTCCTGAACCTCGGCCGCGATTTGCGTGACCGGAGAAGATTCCGCGGTGGAAAGGCCCGGTCGATCTTCGAGCCACATCGGCCCTGTGCCCCCCAGGAGCCAGTTGAGCGAAATGCCATGCTCATAACTCCATGTCGCCAAATCCAGAAGCATATCGACCGAAATTCCGGCGGCGGCCCCGCGTTCGAGGCGACTCCAGGTATCCGTTCGGTAATCGCCGACGGCACGCGAGATTTCGGCCTGCGAGAGACCGAGGGCCGCCCGCATCTGCCTCAGCCGGGATGCGAATCCTTCCGAAAAAACGCCTTTTCCCGCCCCCAAGGGGCACCTCCATCGCGGCGAAACATTTTTTCCGGATTTTCTGATTTTTGCATTGACACGCTGCCGATAGCGTGTATGCTTATGCAGGCGTAAGAATCGTTCGTGGCTCGCCCGTTCTTTTCCGGCCGCCTTGCCAGCGGCGCCGTACCAGGAAAAGTATAACCCACGTTTGAGGGTTTGTCAAACGGCTTTTCTTTATGAATGAACAGCAAAACGCTTCACGCGTCGTGCCCAGGGTACCCCGGCCGGGGTGCGCTGTCAAGGCCCGCATCTATGCCGCCGGACTCTCCCTCACTGAAATCGCCCAAGCGGCCCGCATCTCCAGACCCAGCCTGTCGAACTACCTTGCGGGTTACCGGGCCACGTTCGAGATCCAGTACGACATCTACCTGGCCTTCTGCCGTCTCACGGGGACGGACCTGAAGGCCCTCTCCATTTCGGAGTTCTGGGGCAGCCTCTATCGGAGACGGGCATCGGAACAGTCGTCATCGACCTTGGGTTTTTGAATCGAAAGAAGTCGGAATCGTCTTTTGACGCGTGTTTTTTTCGCAAGGAATAGGTCGTCGGTCAAGGCGAGACGAGGTCGCGGGCAAAGAAGGGACGATCCCAGAATGAAAAAAATACCAACCGTCTTCGAACGCGATTGGGAGGGCGATAAGGCGCTGGTTACGCGCAAAATCCTCGTGAGTATCCCTGCAGGCGCGGTTGCAACCCGGAAGCGGGATGGCATGGCCTGTATGGTTCGGGGCGGAAGCCTATTTAAGCGGCACGATGTGAAGGCGGGCAAGGTGCCGCCTGCAGGCTTCGAGCCGTGCGAGGTTAACCCGGATGCCGAAACGGGACACTGGCCCGGCTGGATCGCAGTCCGCGATGCTCCTGAAAACAAGCACCTTCTTTCCGTTTCCGCCCCGTCGGCCGATGGAACTTACGAGTTCTGCGGGCCTAAAGTTCAAGGCAATCCCGAGGGTCTCTCGGAACATCGTTTTTTTGCTCATGGCGGGGAAGTCCTTGGTGTAGTGCCCGTTGATTTCGACGGCCTGAAATCTTACCTCGCCGAACATGCCGTCGAGGGCATTGTCTGGTGGCAGGCAAATAAACCGCTTGCAAAGATCAAGCGGAGGAACTTCGGCCTGTCGTGGCCGATCAGGTAACGCAGAGAACCTTGGCGGGGCGGGGCCGTGAAAACGGCACGGGTGTGCGTCCGCCCCGCCGGACTTGAAACCAAAGGAGGTTCAGGGTGAGCGATCCAACAGTTGAATCCGCAATCCGCGATCCGCAATCCGCAATGACGCCCGAGGACCTCGACGTGTTCATCCGCCTGGTGCACGAGGCCCTGAGCCACGCCCTGGGTGCTGCGCACCTCCGGCCCCCCCGGGCCGGCTCCGATCTCCACGTGGCCCTCTGGCACCTCGCCAAGGCGGAGCGCGATGCCCAGACGGAACTCTCTCAAAACGGGGAACGGGAAACCGGGAACCGGGAACCGGACGACCCGTTGTCCAATCCGCAATCCGCAATCCGCAATCCGCAATTTGTTCGCCCCGCCTGCAACGTCATAGCCGAGATCCCGCCGGGCGGGCAGATCAGTTGCGGCCCCCTGCGTATCCGGCGGCCGGACATCGGGTCGGACGTGGTCATCGAACTGGGGGGCGAGATCCGGATCAACGCCATCCTGGCGAGCGCGCACGTGCGGATCAGGACGGACGGCCGGTGGTACCCGGAAGTCCAGGCATCGGAGGCCGACCTGCCCCTGGCCCTCTTCGGCCAGGGCGACACCCAGCGCGAGATCCGCCCGGAGGACGTGTGATGGATTCCGCTGCCGTTTTTCAATCCGCAATCCGCAATCCGCAATCCGCAATTTCTGTGGCCGCCCCCGCCGGATACCTCTCGGTCGAACGGGCCGCCCGGCTCCTCGGCCGGTCCGAACGGACGGTCCAGGATTCCTGCGCGGCGGGGCGACTCAAGGCGGTCCAGGCGGGCGACCGGTGGTTCATCGACCCGGCCTCGCGGCCGGAATTCAAGATCGTCTCCGGCGGCGACCCCGAATCCTCCCGGGTGCCCCACGCCGCCGGAGACCTCCTTTGCGAACTCTCGGACCGGAAGCGCCGGGACCTCTTGGCCCGCCACGCCATGGTCGAGGCCTACATGGCCTCCGCCCGCGGCCGCGCCCGGGGCGATCTGGTGCGGTTTCAGGCCGACTGGATCGCCGCCTGGAACGCGATGCACCCCGCGACGGCCGTGTCCGCCCCGACCCTCCGGCGGCTGCTGCGGCTGTACCGGAGCGGCGGCCTCGCGGCCCTGGTGGATCGCCGCCGCAACCCCCGCGACTCGGGGTTGTCGCCGGAGGCCCTGGACTTCGCCGCGGGCCTCGCCCTTTCGGAATCGAAGCCGAAACTGGCGGGCATCTACAACCAGGTCCTGGCCCTCGCGCCGACGATGAACTGGACGCTCCCATCCCGCGGCCACTTCCTCCGCCGCCTCAAGCGCTACATCGACCCAAAGGTCTGGGCCCTGGGCCGCGATCCCCGGCTCTACCGCCAGCGGATGCAACTCGTGCTCCGCCGCGACTGGTCGAAGGTCGCCGCAATGGAACTCTGGGTCGCCGATCACCGGACGCTCGATGTGTGGGTGCCCCGCCAGGCGGATGACGGCCGGTGGTCCTGGCAGCGGCCGTGGCTTACGGTGCTGCTCGATGCCCGGTCCTGGAAGCCGGTCGGATGGACGCTGGCCTGGGATGCCCCCGACTCCAACCGCATCATGGGCACGTTCGCCCGCGCTGTCCGCGAGCACGGAAAGCCGGACTGGATGTACCTGGACAACGGAAAGGATTTCAGGGCCAAGCGGTTCGCCGGCGGGCGGGCGGGGGCGGGCGGACGCGCTGGGATGGTGGGCCTCATCGAGGGGGATGCCGTCGAGCCGATCCTTTCGGTCCTCGGCGTCCAGGTGGTCTGGGCCGATCCGTACAACGCCAGGGCGAAGGTCGTGGAAAACTGGTTCGGCCGGGCGATGGCGGAACTCTTCGACCGAAACTGGGAGACCTACTGCGGCCGGTCGACGGATGCCCGCCCCGAGGCCGTGACGAAGATGGATGCCGCCGAGGCGGCGCGGGGCGGCCTCTCGATCGATGCCGTCCGCCAGGCCTTCGCCGACTGGGTCCGCGACGATTACGGCCGATGCGAGTGCCCGGTCTCGGCCTCCCGAGGCCTCTCGGTCGAACAGGCGTTTCTCCGACTCCGCAAGGCCGGCTTCGAGGCGGTCATGCCCGCCGCGGAGACCCTGGCGATGCTCCTCCTGCCGACCAAGCCCCTCACGGTCAGGAGCACCGGCATCGCCCTTGCGGAGTTCGGATTGACCTATCTCGCCCCCGAACTGGAGGACCTCCGCGGGGCGTCCGGGCGGGATGAATCGCGGAAGGTGGTCGTGCGCTACGACCCCGGCGACTCGTCGCGGATCTTCATCTTCGAGCGCTCGGGGCCGTTTCTCTGCGTCGCCCGGCCCTACCTCGAGCGCGGCGTTCACCCCCTCGCGCGGGCGGGCACGCCGGAGGACCGGGAGCAACTCGCCGACGCCCTGGGCGCGCAGAAACATGCGGAGAAGGGCGTCCGCGAACAGGTCCGCCGGTTGCGGGCGGTCGCCGCCCGGTACGCCCCGGCCCTCGCCCGCCAGTGGGCGGCCCACGCGGGCCTGGGCCTCCTGGATGAGACGGTCGCCCCGCCCGCCGAGATGCCCATCATCCGCCTGATGGGCGCGCCCGACCGGGCCGCCCAGGCGGGGCGGGAGGATGCCCTCGAGCGCCTCCGCCGGGTCCGCCAATCGCGGATCGCGGTCGGGGTGGAAGCCCTGTCTGAAACGAAAGAACGGGACGGCACACGAACCGCCCCGGAAAACGTCTTGGATGCGCTGCCGGATGAGCCGGCGGCCCAGGAAAAGGAGTCCACCTATGATCATGGAACGGGAGATTTTGACGACCGCGCCTGAGGGCGCGGCAGCCGGAGGAGCACTGACGGTGGCTGAGCGCAAGGCGATCATCGAGCAACTCGAATCGCTCCAGTTGGCGGAGAACCTCTCGAACTCCGCGATCGCCCGGCTGCTGGACTGCTCGGCGGCGACCTGGAGCCTGATCCGGAAGGGCCGGTACTCGGGCAACGTCGATAAGTTTCTCCACCGGGCCGAGGTCGTTCTCAAGGCCCGGGCGGAGCGGAAGGACCTGCCGACCTCGGAGTTCGTCGAGACGTCGATCGGCCGGGGGATCCTCAAAATCTGCCGCCTGGCGGCGGACTTGGGCGACATGGCCCTCGTGCTGACGCCGTCCGGCTGCGGCAAGACCGCGGCCTTGCGCGAGTTCGCCAGGCGCCGCGGCGAGCAGGCGATCTACATCCAGGCCGGGGAGTATGGGCGAACAAAACTGGCGCTCCTGAGGGAACTCGCCCGAAGCCTCGGGGCGGATGCGGCCGCCGAACGCGGGACGATCGAATCGACGGCCGCCGCCGTCCGCGCGAAACTCGCCGCCGCCTACTCCGGCGGGATCGGCGCGGCGAAGATTCTCATCATCGACGAGGCCCAGACCCTGGAGGCCTCGGCCTTGAATCTCCTCCGAAACCTCCACGACGACCCCGACTGCCAGGCCGTGATCGTCCTGGGCGACACCTGGCGGTTGCACGCCGAACTCGGCCGGATCGGCGGAATCGCGGGCGGATACGAGCAACTCACGAGCCGGTTCGGGGCGGTCTTTGCCCTGTCCCTGACCGACCCGATCCCCGAGGCCGACGTCGCCCTTCTCGGGCGGGCCGTCATCGACGCCCTGGGCTGCCGGGGCGATCTGCCGGGCGACTCCATCAAGTGGCTCGCCCGCCAGGCCCAGACCAAGGGCAAACTCCGGAACGTAGTCAAGTTGCTCCGCGCCTGTTACCACGTTGCCGACTGCGCGGGCCGGCGGGCGGCGTTCACCGTCCACGAACTCGACTACGCCGCGGGCGTCCGCGGCGGCCTCTCGCAACTGGAGCACAAGGCCCCGCCCTGGGCGCGGGCCAAGGAAGACCAGCCCGCCCCGGCGGCCGTCGCCGGATGAATAGTTAGCCGCCCATCTCGATGGGCGCGTGTTGTTGTAAGGAGGTTGCCGTGAAGGCAAAAACGAACGCGGCCCCGGCGGTGACGCTGGGCGATCTTGGGGCGGTCGATAAGGCCCTCGAACTCATCGCGGCGGCCCAGGCGGATGCCGGGCGGCTGGCGGCGGAAGTCGAGGGGCGGATCGCCGCGATCAAGGCCGACTACGATGTCCGGGTCAAGAGCCTCCTGGCCCTGGCCGACGAAGAACGCGGCCTGGTGGAGGCGTTCGCCGAGATCCATCCGGAGTTGTTCGACCCGGTCCGGCACCAGGACCTGCCCCACGGCCGGATCGGATACCGGCGGGCGGTCTCGGTCACGCTCAAGCACAAGGCCGAGACGGTCGTCGCGGCCCTCGAATCGCGGGGCCTTAACGACGCGGTAAACGTCAAGAAAAGCCCCAATAAGGACGTCCTCGCGGCCTACGACGACGAGACCCTGGCGGCGGTCGGGGCGAGGAAGACCGTCCGCGACCAGTTCTATATCGACATCCGAAAGGCGGGGTAGCGTGGTCGGGGCGTTCGTACAAAAGGAGATCGAGAAACTGCGGCGCGAGGCCGGGCGGCCGAAGCACCGGTTCCTCATCTCCATCAGCCGCGTCGAGACGTGGGACCCGCAAGCGGCCCGGATGTCGGTCGGGCACGTCGCCCAGGTCATCGACGTGGAGACCCGCCTCGCGGTCCACGAGACGCCGCCGCAGCCGGACGAACAGGATGCCCGCGTCGCCGCCGGTCTCTGGATCGTGCGGCAGGAGGCCTCCGAGTGATGAGTGCGGAGTGCGGAGTGAAAAAACCGGAAGCCGCTGAAGGAGGATCGCCATGAGTGAAATGATTGTTTCGCAGGAATTGGCCTACCGGGCCGCGAGGAAGTTGTTCGAGTTCAGCGAGGCCCTCGCGGGCCGGACCTTGCCGGCGGAAGCGCGGGGCCGGGGACTGTGCGAGGCCGTCCGGCAACTTCAGATCCTGGCGGATTCGCTCATCCTCCGGGGGCAGCAGGCCGAGGCGGCGGCGGTCCGCCAAATCCTCGGCATCTCGCTGGAACGGCTCCGGGCGGCGCTGGACGAAGCGAACGAGGGACAACGGACGGCGACAGGCGGAGAGCGCGGAGCGGGGAGCGACAAGGAAAGGGAGGAGCCATGAGCCGGATCGAAATGTTCGTAGAAATCGTCGTTACGGCCCTGGCGGTGATCGGCGCGGTCGCCGTTCTCGCCGCCGCGGCGTTCGCCATCGGGTTCATCGCCCGTTGGGTGCTGCCGTAGATCGAGCCAAGCCATGAACACGGCCGTCAATCCGCAATCCGCAATCCGCAATCCGCAATCCGGCGACCGCCGGACCCTGCGGTCGCCCGAGGAAAAGGCCGCGGACCTCCGGACGGCCGCCGAGGTCTTCGTCGCATACCTCCGGATGTACTGCGTCGGCCGCGACCAGGCCAGGCCGAAGTGGCGGGTCCTGGCGGAGATCCGGCGGGCGGGCGCCAAGGTCACAAGCCGCGAGTACGACGACCTGCCGCGCCTCGCCCTCGACCTGGGCGACGACGTCGGCACGTGGCGGAAGGGGGCGTTCTTCATCGTGGACCGCGAGGACTTCGATGCGGCTGCCGGCAACCTGGTCGTCAGGTTCGAACTGATGCGGCGGCATCACGACATCCTTCTCGCGCGGCGCCGGAAGCGGTTCCCGGAAGAGCCGCTCTTCGATAGCGCGGAGTGCGGAATGACACTTAGCCGCCCATCTTGATGGGCGCGTGTTGTTCCAAGTGCGGAGTGCGGAGTGCGGAATGCGGAGTGAGAAGGCCCAAAACCCGCGACTGTATGAATTTCTCCTGGCGGAGGCCCGCGCGGCGCGGCGGCGCAGACGGCGGCGGGCGCTCGCGGACAACGGGTTCTGGATCGCACTGGCGATCTTCTGCGCCTGCGTCGCCGGGCTGCTCGTCGCCGGGTTCATCGCCGGCTGCCATGACCCGTGCCGGACGCAGAGCGACGAGCAATACCGATACCACGAACGCGAAACGCGGAACCCGGAACTCGGAACGGACCCGGCGGGACGCCACCTTCCGGCCATCGGGCAAAAGGACTGTGGGCCGACCGCGAGCCGCCGACCGACTCGGGCGGCGGAGGACGCCGCCATCCTCCCGGCGCAACCTCCCGTCCAAAATGCCGTAATCGTTCCGAGTTCCGGGTTCCGGGTTTCGCGCTTGTTGGACGCGATCCGCCAGGTCGAATCGAGCGGCCGGCCTGACCCGCCGGACCGCGACGGCGGCCGGAGCATCGGCCCGTACCAGATCCAACGCGATTACTGGACCGACGCCGGGGTTCCCTGGCCCTACCAGGCCGTGCGGAGCGAGCGCGAGGGGCGGGCGACGGTCCTCGCCTACTGGCGCCGGCGGGCGCCGGAGGCCCTGGCCGCGGGCGACCTCCAGGTTCTCGCTCGCATCCACAACGGCGGCCCCAAGTGGGCGGCCAAGCCGACCACACTCGACTACTGGCGGCGCGTGCTGACCGTTCTTCCGTCCGTCCGATTCAACGCGGAGAACGCAGAGAAGGCGGAGACAAAGGGATGATCCGCGGAAACCGCCATCACCTGGAGGCCGACGCCGAGAGGATCGTCGCGGGGATCCTGGCCGGCCGCCGCACGCTCGCTGGAACCGCCAGGAGATACCGCGTCACCTACGACACCTTCCAAAAGTTCTGGAAGGCGCACACCACGCCCGAACAACGGCAGGAGGTCCTGCGGCGCTTCGCCGCGCGGCGGCGCGAATACAACAAAAAGGGGCGGTTCCGAAAGGGGCGCCGCCCTTGGAACAGGGATATGAAGGGCTTGCACATCTCCCCCGCCACGGAATTCAAGCCAGGCACATTGAACGGCCGCGCCCTCGCCCTACTGGCGAAGGTCGGCGAGATCCGCATCCGCCGCGACAGGCCCTCGGGACCCAGGAGCCTTCGCCGGCGCCGGCGGTTCATCAAGGTCCGGAGCGATGGGTCCCCCAAGTCCCGGTGGGTGCCCCTGGCCCGGCACCTCTGGCAGGAGGCCCACGGCCCGATCCCGCGGGGGATGCTGGTCATCTACAAAAACGGCCGCACCCTCGACGACCGGCTTGACAATTACCGTCTCGTCAACCGCGCCGACCACCTGGCCCTCGAGGAGATCCTCATCCCCGGGATGCGCGAGCGGTGCACCGAAAACGGGCGGACGGCCCTGGCCGTGTTTCACCTGGAACGGCGGACCATCCGCGCCGCCCTTTTGCCGTCCGCAAAAAGGCGCATCCGCATGTGCGTCGCCTGCGGCTGGTCGCCCAAGCGGTTCGCCAAGGTCAGACGGTGCCTGAAGTGCGGCTGCACCGTCTTTGAGAAGGTCCTCGTCAACATGGAGGCAATCACATCATGACCAAACGCAGAACGCTCTGCCCCGTTTGCGGCGGCACAAAGACGGTCAGCCAATTGTGCTGCGTCGGCTGCTGGCGGGCCGTGCCGCTGAACATCCGCCTCCGGTTCAACGTCGCCAAGGGGCCGGAGCGCCGGCAAATCGTCCGGGCACTCCATGCCGCCTGGAAAACTGGAGGCCGACATGCGGTGCCATAAACGCGACGAAGGTACGAGCGGCTGCATCGCCAGGCCGGGCACATGGGAAAGTGCACGATCCGCCCGAACCCGGACGATCCGCGGCCGGAGACCTGGCCGTGCGCGGCGGAAGGGTGCGGCCGGCGCGTGAAGACGGACGGCGCCCGCTGCCCGGTCCATCGCGGCATGATGAACCGCGGCGTCCGCCGCGGGGCGGGCCGGACGCCGGATGAACCCTGGCCGCGACGGCCGATGCGCCCCGCCGCCCCGACCGACGCCGCGACGCCGGACGAAGTGGTGGACCCCCGGAACCTGGAGGACGCCGTCGCCCGCGGCGCCTACGCCTCGGCCGCCCGCGAGGACGGGCGGGTCCGCGACGGCCGGGACCTGGTGAAGCGCCGCATCGAGGCCCTCACGGTCTACGACGTGATCGCCAGCAAGGCCGCCCGCAAGGTCCTCGTCGGCCTCGGGCGGGCGCTCCTGGCGATGTTCGACAAGCCGGAGGCCCGATGACCGACGCCGACAGAAAACAGTGGATCATCGACCACGGCGGCGGCCCGTGCCCCCCCCCGTGGCCGCTGGAATGCCAGGTCTTCGTGGAAAAATCCGGCATCGAGTGGCTGCTCTGCTCGGACGGCCTGTGGACGCGGGTAGACTGCGTTGAAAAACTGATCCCGTCCAAGGGCGGGTGCGCGACGTGCGGCGTGCCGCTCCACCGCGAGTGGCCGCACCGGAAATGCCGCCGGTGCCGAAGGATTTTCCATTAGAGGCGTTTTATGCACCTCTCAAAAGGCCAAAAATACGCCGTGCACGCGGCCGCCAGGGCGGCCCAGTACGATGATGCCCGGTACCGCCAGGTCCTCAGGCGCCTGGCCGGCGTCCGGTCCTCGACCGACCCGCGCCTCACGCGCGAAAACTTTATCCGCGTGATGGCGTTCTTCGAGGGCGAGTGCGCGGGCCGGCTGCCGGGCTTTTCGCCCGGCTATTGGTTCGGCCAGGATTTAAGGACCGACCCCGGCGACTCCCTCAGGTTCGCCTGCCGCCGCGAGGCGGCGGCCCTCGGCTGGACGGATGAGGACCTGGACCGCTTCCTGGCCTCGGACCGCTGTTCCAGCGGCCGCTTCGCACGCCTGGCCGACGCATCCAACTACTGGCTCTCGCGTCTCCTCGATGCCCTGAAGGCCATCCGGGGCCGCGCATCCGCACGCCCGGGGGCGGGCGTGCCACGAACGGCCTTCAACGCGGAGGACGCAGAGAACGCGGAGAATATTGAGGGGGAAACGGAAGATGCGGAAGTGCCGTTTTGAACTTGGAACCTGGAACCTGGAACCTGGAATCTGAAACTTTGACCGCCCTTCGCCGGGGGAGAACATGACCGACCCGCAGCCGCAGCCGCCGCCGCCGCCCAATCCGCACTCCTCAATCCGCAATCCGCAATGGCTCGACGTCCGGGACCTCTCGCCCGGCGGCATCCTCGCCCGCCGCCTGCTCGTCTACCAGGACCGCCTCGCCCGCGTCCACGCCCGCGGGGGCGCCTACGCGAAGGTCGGGTTCTCCGGTTACGTCCGGGACCTCCTGGCCCGGTTGGAGGCTGGCAAGGATCTGTCCCATGCAGTACATTGACCAACAGGCGGCGCCGGGCGAGACCGGCTGGACTCCCCGGCCCTGGCGGCCCGTGACCGCCGACCGGCGCCGCTTTCCTTTTCAGAAGAGATCTATGCCGCCATCGGATGACGGTGATCCGCCGCTGTCTCGCCTGGAGCGGATCGCCCTGATCGTTGCCGCGAGCGTGGCGACCCTCGGGATCGTGCCGCTTTTGTTCGGCCTGATCTTCTTGGTGGCGTGGATCGGCATTCGGATTGAAACCGCCGTCCGGCGTTGGATCGGACGGCCGCTCCGCCTGACCTGGCGCGAGAGGCGCCGGCTGCGGCGGCGTTGATATTGTCGTTGGCTGATATTTCCGTGACGGTCGGAAACGACCGCATGGATTTTGTTGTCAAAATTCCGCCCCGCCGGATCCGAAAGGCCCACCAAAAACCGCCTCGGCGGCAAGCGCACTTATGGTTCAGCCTTGATGAAAAACCGGCCTTGGCGCGGTCGCCAGGGCCGTTGCGAAAACCGTTTTTATCATCTCTGAGTTGACCTTCGTTTTCCGCCTTTTCTCCCCTTTATTCGCCCTTTTTCGGCCTTTTTCGCTTTTCGTCACCTGCGGCGCGCGGTCTTAGCCAGAGGGGGTGACC